GAGGTCAAAGAGCCGCTGGAAATAAGCGCCGAAGAGGAAAGAAATAGTGGACATATATGAAAAGCGAGGTAGGTGGTGTTACAGAGATGCGGAAGGAAAACTTCACCAGTTTAATACTAAAGAAGAAGCATTAGAATCTTTAGCTATTAATGATGTATGCGACGATTGCGATTGCGATCCTTGCGAGTGTGAAGAGGAGTATTACGATGGCGACAAAGAGGAAGAAGGCGACGAAGAGTAGTAAGTTAAAGCGCGCTGGAGTTTCGGGGTACAATAAACCCAAACGCACCCCCGGACATAAAAAGAAATCGCATATTGTTGTAGCCAAAGTTGGTACTAAGACTAAAACAATTCGTTTTGGACAACAAGGAGCCAGCACTGCAGGAAAACCTAAAGCTGGAGAATCGGCAGCTATGAAAGCAAAACGCAAGTCTTTCAAAGCCCGTCACGCTAAGAATATCGCTAAAGGTAAGATGTCCGCAGCATATTGGGCAAATAAAGTTAAATGGTAGACCCAGGTAGACATTTTCAAGGTGACTTTGACCGCAACGAGGTTGAGGTTGACCTGGATAGGTTCATGGCAATACTTCATGAAAACTCAAAGCTTAAAGACGAGATACGAGAACTTAAAGAAGAGTCCTCTATCAACCCGTGGCAGAAGTGGGTACATGCAGCAAAGACTATAGACGCATGGCGTATATTTCCTCGAGCATTTATCACTGTGTACATGGTTCTACTTTACTATTCTACAATTTGGTTTATGGAACTTGATAAGCCTGAGCTATCTCAAGCAGGACTTATAAGTACTGTTGTAGGTGCTGGAGCAGCCTGGTTCGGTCTATATACTAGATCAACTGGCGACGGTCAATAACTAATAACAAGAAGAAATTTATGGCAATAGAAATAAGTCGTAGGGATATCGTCTCTACTGAGATAGCTGAGTTAGGGGCGGAGGCCAAGTTCATAAAGCTTCCAATAGACCCCTACTTAGCACTTCTAAAAGTTACACCCTTACCCTCACAGGTAGCAATTATTAATGCAATCAATAATCCTAAGTACAGGTTTGTTTGTGCAGCTGTATCCCGTCGACAGGGAAAGACTTATATTGCTAATATTATCGGACAACTGGTATCCTTAGTACCAGGCTCTAACATTCTTATCATGTCCCCTAACTATGCTCTTTCTCAAATCTCGTTTGATTTGCAAAGAACGTTAATTAAACACTTTGATCTAGAAGTAACGAAGGACAATGCAAAAGATAAGGTTATTGAAATATCCAACGGCTCTACCGTAAGAATGGGTTCTGTAAACCAAGTTGACTCTTGTGTTGGCCGCTCTTACGATCTTATTATATTCGATGAAGCCGCACTAGCAGATGGCAAAGATGCTTTCAATGTAGCACTAAGACCCACACTAGATAAACCAAATTCAAAAGCATTATTCATTTCCACGCCACGGGGTCGGAACAACTGGTTTTCCGAGTTTTTCTATAGAGGCTTCTCTGATGAGTTTCCTGAGTGGGCTTCCATCAGAGCAACGTATAGAGATAACCCTCGTATGTCTGAAACAGACATATTAGAGGCGCGTAAGTCTATGTCGGAAGCAGAATTCAAACAAGAATATGAAGCTGATTTTAATACTTATGAAGGGCAGATATGGAGTTTTGACTTTGAAAATAACGTTAAAGACTTATCTCAGTTTGATACTAAAACTATGGACGTGTTCGCGGGGTTGGACGTAGGCTTCAAAGACCCTACTGCATTATGTATAATCGCGTATGATTGGGATACGCAACAATACTACTTAGTAGATGAGTATCTTAATGCAGAGAGAACAACAGAGCAACACGCAGTCGAAATACAAAAACTGATAGATAAGTGGGATGTAGACTATATTTACATTGACTCAGCAGCACAACAGACTCGCTTTGATCTTGCACAAAACTATGACATTACTACTATTAATGCAAAAAAGTCCGTACTAGATGGAATCGGACATGTCGCAGCTATCGTAGATAATGGATTTCTGTTTGTCGATCAGCAATGTAAACAATCTTTAACATGCCTAGACTCCTATCAGTGGGACCCCAATCCCAATCTATTAAGGGAAAAGCCGAAGCATAATATGGCTTCGCATATGGCCGATGCAATTCGCTATGCGCTATACTCGTTTCAAACTGCGAATATATCCTTCTAGCGATACCTAGGCAAAAATAGTGTTTGACAAGCTAAGTTAAACTAGATATAATTCTTCTAATGAAAAATCAGGAACCAAAATGCCCAGGCTAAAACGAGATGTTGTAAAGTATGTACGAGACAAAGCAAAGTCTAAGTATAAAAAAGGTTCGGCTTGTGAGATTTGTGGCGAGACAGAGCAGTTAGACTTTCACCATTTTTATAGTTTAACACCTTTACTAAATCAGTGGCTTATTGCCAACAAACATAATCCTGAGTATATACAAGCACTCAGAGATGACTTTATAGAAGAGCACCTTGCTGAGCTATATGACCATACAACTACTATATGTCATACTCATCACTTAAAGCTTCATTCAATTTACGGAAAAGATCCTTCGTTAGGTACTGCTAAAAAGCAGATGCGCTGGGTACAGATTCAAAGAGAAAAACATGGCTTGGTATAATCCTTTCGAGAAAAAATCTGTAGAAGTTGAAGAGAAACTAAATCCTGCCCAGCAGTTTTATGGCAATAATACTATTAACTCTCGTGAACCTACTTTCTCCTATGAGAGAGCTTATGAAGAGCTAGAAGTCGTAAACCGTGCGGTAAACATCATCGTAGATGATGCAGCTGAAATCCCTACACAAGTAGGCGGCCAGCATAAAGGCAACAGTATTATTAAAGGTATTAAGCGTGCAAAAGTAGATCTACTTTTAAACCAAGAGCCAAACCCTTTTCAAGATGTTAATACCTTCAAACGTAACTTAATTATTGACTTTATACTTGACGGAAACATCTTTGTGTACTATGATGGAGCGCACCTCTATCACCTTCCAGCAGACAAAATGGTCATTCATGCTAGCTCAGATACTTACATTGAAAAGTTCACTTACAATGAGAAAGTAAACTATAAACCTAGTGAGATTATACATATTAAAGAGAACTCCTTTTACTCAATTTATAGAGGTGTTCCACGTCTGAGCCCTGCTCTACGTACTATGCAACTTATGATAAAAATGCGTAAGTTCCAAGATAACTTCTTCAAGAACGGTGCCGTTCCTGGCTTAGTACTTAAGACAGAAAATACGCTTTCTGATAAAATTAAAGAACGTATGATTTTATCCTGGCAGCAACGCTATAGCCCAGATGCTGGTGGAAGGCGTCCCCTAATTTTAGACGGTGGTATATCAGTAGATGCTATCTCAAATATAAATTTTAGAGATTTAGATTTTCAAAACAGTATAGCCGACAACGAAAAGATAATTTTGAAGGCGCTTGGAGTACCTCCAATTATGATGGACTCTGGCAACAACGCCAACATTCGCCCAAATATGCGGATGTACTATCTTGAGACTATACTACCTATAGTTCGAAAAATCAATTTTGCGTACGAAAGGTATTTCGGTTTTGAGCTAAAAGAAGATATTACGGATATTCCGGCTCTACAGCCCGAATTAAGTGACTCTTCCGCGTACTATACTTCATTAGTAAATGGCGGTATTATTACTCCTGCTGAGGCTAGAGAAAGACTAGGCTTCGAAGTGATAGAAGGTACTGAAGAAATTAGAGTTCCTGCAAATATTGCAGGTTCTGCAACCAACCCCAACGAAGGCGGAAGACCAAAAGAAGGAAGTGAAGATGATGGCGAATAGACCACAAAGAATTAAACTAAGTCGTGATTTAGCAATGTACTTTGCAGAAAAAGGTAAAATTATGACTCAAAAAGAATATGTTGATCAAGCAGATAAGCCGATTAAAGTATCAAGTATTCGCAGAGTAGCAAGAAGCTATTCACGAGCACTTGTTATGATGCAACAAGCACATCCAGAGCTTATGGAATTGATCGAGAAGAACCAAGCAGAAGCAGCTAAACCAGCTCCTGTTATAGTACCAAAGCCAGCAGTAAAGGCCGAGGTCAAGCCTGCCGTTAAACCGGTAGTAAAAAAGGGTTAAGATATGAATAAAATTTTTAATCTTACGTCTACTTTCAAGACTCATGCAGAAGATGATGGCTCTGTAATGATTCGCGGTATGGCAAGCACAGTTGACTTTGATCGCGCGGGTGACTCCATTTCAGCAGAAGCATGGCAAAAGGGTGGGCTAAAGAACTTTGAGAAGAATCCAATTATCTTGTTTAATCATGACTATGATAAACCAATTGGTCGAGCTACAGGTCTGAAGTCTGGACCAAACGGCCTAGAGCTAGAATGTAGGATTAGCAAGGCTGCGCCTAATAATGTTGCTCAACTAGTTAAAGACGGTGTTCTTGGAGCCTTTTCCGTAGGTTTCCGAGTCAAGGATGCTGATTATATTAAGGAAACCGACGGACTAATGATTAAGGACGCTGAACTATTCGAGGTATCGGTTGTATCTGTACCCTGCAATCAGGAAGCTACTTTTTCGCTCGCGAAGTCTTTTGACTCAGTTGATGAGTATGAAGACTTCAAAAAAACTTTCACTAATCGTGTAGATCTAGCCGGTCAGTCTCTGGCTAAGGACGAAGTTAATACTTCAAATGTAGCTAGGGATAACACACCGAAAAGCGTGGAGCAACCCTCCACAAA